TAACAAATGACGAGAAATCCACGTGGAGTGGTGTTGGAGAGTGGCGTCGGACACGTCAATTAAGATTGTCTGACTTGAGCCTCCCTTCCCAAAGGTTATGTTTCTTCTTGCTTCAGCGTCTCAGGTTTTACCTTCCTGGAGAAATTCATCTTACAACGGTGCAAGTGTTTGAGTTCGTTTCGACGGACTTGGCACTTGTTCCTCTTGTTAAGGTGATATTCTTCTCAAAGGATCTCCGGTCTGGTCAATGGTATGAAGATTGCATATGGTTGATACGGCTCATCGGACCTCCTAATCAGGATGGTTCGGTGCCCCGTGCAACCAATGTGATGATCAACCCACGACCCGGTGTAAGACGTCAACAAGATTTTCAACGTACATGGATGTCCCATGAGAGTTCCATGAGGTATATAGAGCATCTCTTAAAACCTCAAGGCCCTTCTCAGGGTGCTCAGTTGAGCATTCCATTGCCTCTAACGGTATTCGGTCCCACTCGTTTTACGAGGGAACGGTATCGGTACGTACCTTATTGATATTTCAACATACTTTGGTCTTGTCACAGGTTACTAACATATTGAATGCTGACTTTCTTGGGACTTTGGTCAAGTCTATTCTTTCAAAGAAAGAATCCGAACCATCTCTTTAACGTGTACTGAGATGGGGTGGTGTCTGAACGTTATGACGCCGAAACGGGAACGAAGGTTCCCACTTGGGCATCCGGCCCACCATTGATCAATGGTAAAAGGACATTCAACGAAGGTTAGTCCCCTTTGTTGTCTCAACCAACTGACTTTCCCTAAACCAACAAAATATTTCATTCGTTTGGAGGAAAAGCTCAAGCTGGCCGATGTGCGCTTGCTAGTATCTGCGCTGAGTGACCCGGACTGTCTGACCCCTGCGGGGGAGGGTGCACTCTATAATCTTACTGAATTAGCGATCTTCAGTAGCATGCCCTCATGGGTTCACGAGGGACTCTCCGAAGTACAGGAGAGAATCAAGAAGAAGACGTACTCGTCTGCAATATCCAGTGATCGAGATGTTCGTGACCTCTGGACGAAAGCTTTAGTTAACGCGAATCGCTCAAAGAATGCCCTATGTGTTCTTATAGACTTTCTTTGTAAGAAAACTGGCTTTCGGAACTGTGAT